TCGTGTACCTGTGAAGATGCACGTCCTCACTGCGTGTACCCGGGTTGAGAACCTCGAGAAGGTTGCGTGGAGTCTCCTCGGGTACGGCACTCTGGACATTCGCTGGCATCTCCGGTTTGATCTCGATCACCAGTTCGTTGGAGGTCAGAGACTCAAGAACGAGATGCTCGACGAGGTCAAGGACGGATGGGTCTGCTTCTTGGACGATGACACCGTCATGCATCCCAGTCTGTTGCGTCGCTTCGATCAGACGAGCGCGCAACTCGAGGACATGGACGGTCTGGTCGTTTCTCAGGAACGACGGAGCGGAAGGATTCTCCACGCAGATCAGAAGAACGTCACTGTCGGAGGGATCGATGTCGGTCAGGTGATCCTTCACCGGCAGTTGATCGCAGACACTCGTATTCCGGAGCACTACGACGGAGACGGGATGTTCCTGCAAGAGGTCTTGCTCCGAGGCAGGATCGCCTACCTGGACGAGGTCCTCTCGTATCACAACGCACTCAGAGAGGAGGTAACGGCGTGACCGAGGAGAAGAAGACTGAGACGAAGACGCTCCCTCAGGCTGACACGATGACGTGGACGTGTCCGTTCTGTGAGACCGTAAACGGAACGGACGAGGTCACGAAGTGTCAGTGCGGTGCGAAGAGGAAGGGTAACGAGGCGACGAAGTGATCTCGCTCTCTACACAGGTTGTGAACCACCTTCGAGAGGTCGAGGTTCTGCTCGAGAGCAGAGTCCGAGAGCGAACGAAGAGGTTTGCCGACGACGGTGTTCGACACGCTCAAGCGAGAGTCGCTGTCGATACCGGTGCGACGAGGCGAGGTATCATCGCTCGCCGACTTGGTGACATGGAGTACGAAGTCGTCTCAACGGAGCCATCCTCTGAATACCTCGAGTTCGGAACCACTTTCACTCCACCTCAACCGTTTATGGCTCCGACGGCAGCAGTGGTGATTCCTCAGTACCGGCGATCGATGAAGGACCTGGTCTGATGGATCCTTTCGCGTTCGACAAGGCTGTGCACGATCGACTTGCCGCTCATACACCGTTGATCACGTTGCTCGGTGGAACCGCCATCTTCGAGGCGATGGCTCCGCAAGGAGCTAACTTCCCCGTCGTGATCTTCAACGTACAGGTAGGATCAGTGCCTGTGCGAACTCTGAACCGGATAGCGTACGAGAACATGGTCTACCTGGTGAAGGGTGTTACCGTTGGACCCTCAGCCGCTGGATGCGGTACCGTTGCGAAGGAGATCGAGACAGCGCTGACCGCTGCTCCTCTCTCTGTTACGGGATACGGTCATATGCTGTGTCATCGTGAGCAGAGTGTCGACTTCCCAGAGGTGATCGACGGCGTTCGGTACAACCACAGAGGTGGTCTGTATCGGTTGCAAGCAACACCGAACTGAGAGGAGGATCGATGGCGTTCGGTGCAGGTACCGCAGCAAGACTGGTTCTTACGAGCCAGGGAGGAACGGACTACGACTTCGATGCATCACCGTACGTTACGAACGTCTCGCCGGACTGGCCTGTCGACGAGATCGACGTTACGACGATTGGCGAGACGTCTCAGGAGAGGCAGTTCATCGCCGGGTTCAAGAGTGCGTCGATGGGAGTCGAGGGAATCTTCGATCCCACTGCGGATGCGAAGTTGTTCCCGATGCGTGGAGGGACTCCAGCACCGGGTCGGTACTACCCGCAAGGTACGTCGACGGGTAAGCCGTTCTATCAGGGTACGTTCGTGATGACGGCGTACTCTCCGCCGACAGACGTCGACTCTGCTGTGACGTTCACGGCAGCGTTCCGGATCAACCGACTGTCACGGTCGGTCGTCTAACACAAGGAGGAGGGCTAGATGCCCACCAAGCCGAAGACCCTACCTCTCGCGGAGTCTGTGGACCAGCTCCTCGCAGTGGAGGATCTCAACAAGGACGGAGTAGACATCGAACTCCAGACGTGGGGGTTCACTGTCAAGATCCGAGGACTCACGCGATCAGAGGTACAGCACTGCGGTCGGGACGATGTCAGTGAAGAGGAGGCGGAAGCGTACATCGTCTCGACCGCTGTGATCCATCCAGCGATCACACTCGAGCAGGCGAAGAGCTTGCTGGAGGACGATGTCAGTGAAGAGGAGGCGGAAGCGTACATCGTCTCGAC